ATCATATATAACAGATTCAACCCAATTCCAATTAGGAGTATTTAATACTTCGTTATATGATTTTATCCAAGCAGCAGGAATACCACCTGTCATCGCTTTTCTACTAGCCATTCTATCGTGATTTCCAATACATACATCAGCAATAGGAAAAGCTTTATACCATTCAGCTACTTTTACAATACTCTTTTCAAGTTCTAGCCCTGCCGAATCTCCATTTACATCAGGCTCGTGATAGCTAAAAGCGTGATTATCCAAAATATCTCCTATGAATATTACTTGATTACAATTATAAGTTTCGTATTGATCTTGACAAAATTCTAAATAACCATCTAAGCAAAATGGTTCGTGCAAGTCGCCAACAACTAGGATATTCCTAGTGTCAGCTTCTCGCATCTTTTTTAGTGCCACTATTTCGTGTGGCTTTAATCTAAATCTATTACTTTGACTCTTTTCCAAAGTCAGCAGCAGATTGTCCTAACAACATCGCTAGGCAAGAATACCATATTTTAGATACTGCATCTTCATCAGCTCCAATTGCTCCTGCAATTAAAGGAATGACAATAGATGATATACCTAGCCATACTTTTTTAGACTTTAAAAGTTTCATTAAAATAAATTGTTTCATAATTATATATAATTGGTTAATATTCAAAATTAGTGGCTTAATATAGCCATATTACATCTTCATCTTTATTATTATCAACATCGCAATGTATAAAAGTCTTTGCGATTCCAAATCTAGTTATTCCTACTTCCATTAATGCTTTTAGTATTATATACCTTTCTCTACTACCTGTATATCCTATATCAACTGCTAAGCCTTTTTTGTGGCTACTACCTACTCTACCTCCTACTAAGGTATTATGAGCTGCTGTTCTATATCCTGAATTGATTTTAAAAGGGATACCTGCAATGCCTCTAGCAGTATCTAATCTTCTTAGAAAGTCTGTATCCATTCTGTAGCCAGAACCAACTTCATCAGGGCTATCAAATTCGCTAAGTTTAAAATAAGTTAAGTCCAAATTATGAGTACCAGACTTTGTAGACTTTAACTCCATTAGCAGTTTCACAAGCCAACTCTCTACGAATTTTAAGAGCTTTTTCATTAGTCTTTAAGTATTTAGGATTGGTTGAATTAAGCTTTCTTTTTTTAGGCATTATCTATTTTTTTTATGATGCCACCACTTATCTACAGTATAAACTATTGATACTATTAATAGAATTATCTTTAAAAAAATCTCTAAGTTAGTGAAGGTTGTTATGCTTAGGATTGCTCCGTTCACTCCTAACACTTCGCCCACTTCTTTTGTTATCTGTTTGAATGGCATCTTTTAAGTATGTCTTTAGTTTAGTTATATTAATTGTTTTCGGTTTGTAGTATTTCTTCATTATGAGTAATCAGAGGCATTTAAAAAATTACGCAAAGTTAATTCAGTTCCCTGTCTTGGTCTTTCAAGATTCATTCCATTGTAGTACGCATTAGGATCAGGAGTAACATCTGCTCCACTATTTGTGCTATATTCAGGAAAGCTACTTGTATTGTTTCTTACATACTCTATCATTCTCTCAGTATAGTATTCAGCAGTATTTCTAACCTCTTCTCTAAGATGCTGAGCTTCTTCTGTACTTAGAGCTGTTCCTGTTTCAGATGTCTTAGAATAGATATTACCATTTTCTATCTTAAATCTTAAAAAAGGTACTGCGTGGTAAAACGCCCAATTCGGTAGCATATCCCCAATATAGTCATCAACTAAAGTTTTATATGCTTCATTACCTACATTACCTAAAGTACCTGCTGTAATTAAGTCTTTCAATTTTTGTGTTAAATCAGTTCCTAGCTTAGTCTCAACATAGAGCTTCTGACTTTGACGCACATAAGGGAGTAATAGATCAATATCTACATTTAAGTTGATTGCGGTGCTATCTTTTAGCTTTGCTTCTGATATAAATAATACGTATGCCATAGTTAATTGTAATATCCGTTATTCTTCATTCTTTGTGGTGCTATTGCTACCAACTTATCGTTTTTCTCAGCAGTAAATCCTTCAGATACTGCTTTTGTATATCCAATTATTTGACTATCTTTAATTGGTTGCTTTGCGTTTCTTAGTGATGTCTTGAAAATTCTACGCAAGAAAAAATGCCTACATTGAGGTCCTCCTTTGTATAAAAAGATATTATATTTTTCTGTTCCGTAATGACCAAATCCTTTATTTACTACTTGACTATTTGCATTTACTAAATTTTCTTTAGTATATAATCGGTTAGCCCCAACCATTTTTCTACAAAAATCTCTACTTGTTCCTGATTTGTTTTTTAAGAAATTATCCGTTGCATAAACATATCTTACTTTATAATAATCATTATAAGACTTATTTACTCCATCTTGCTCACTTCTTTTATTTGGAGTTGATTTGACTGCTGAAGCTAATTCTATTTTCTCATTAGCTATTTTATTAATCTCTGCTTCAAAATCAAAATCATTATGCTCTCCATCTACTACTTCTTCATCTACTAATTCCCAATCTTCAGGCATATCCTCTCCAACTTCTTGAATCCATTTGTCTAATTCTGTAACATTGCTTAATTTACAATTACATTCTTTTTTTAGACTTGTTATTTGTTCGTGATTCTCGCAAGGCATATAGTAAGTCTTGCCATCTTGCTTGTGTTCGTGATGTCCTTTACATCCAATTCTTTTAGCTTCAGCTTCAGCTTCTTCTTTTGTTTCAAATAAAGGTAATTCTACGCCATCTGTAATCATTGTTCCTACCTTTGCAAAATCTTCTCTTACTTCTACATCTAACGGAGCTAACCCCAATTCGTCTCTTATCTCAGTTTCTGTCATTACTGCCTTAAGGTCTTCGCTTGTAAATTCTAAAGTGATAGGTTTAAGCTGAACAAAGTTTACAGGCATATCCATATCATTTACTTTGAATATTTTTCTAAGTTCTTTTACGATATGATCTTGGTATGGTTTTACAACTGTATTAAGGTAAAAGTTTGCTGCTGCATTCAATTCATCTACATTAGAACCTAATCCTGTATCGTTTTTAATACCCATTAGCATTGGACTTGTAACTCTATGCCCTGTAAGTATATTCTGAGTCAGTAATTCTTGTAAAGCTAAATATTGCTTATCAGCATCAGACATACTAATTGGAACAATCTCAGGAGTTCTAGTTCTATCATCTGAGAATGTAAGTACGAATCTACCTGCTGCTTTTTCTCCTGTAAATTTCTGAGCAATACTTTGTTCTATTTGCCTTCTCTCTTCTGCTGTAGGTACGCCATTTGCAAAACTAATAAAGTAGCTTCCTGCAAAACCATTAGATATATTAGATAAGTGATACTCTGCAACCTTTTGGTCTATCATTGCCCAATTATTAGCTGCTGTATAATCTGGAGTATGATATACATTCATATTAGGGCTATAAAGACCTGAGTACATTATTTGATTTGCACAAGTTCTATCATTAGGATTAAAGGTAGGTACTCTATGAGGTTTATTAGTCCTTGTATTTGCCCAATCAGAAGATATATAATACGCTTCTACTCTACCCATTTTATTTGGCTTCTCTGCCCTTAACTTTTCTACAGGTATATGGTATATCTCTGCTATCTGAGTTCTGTCCTTAGACCACACTATATTGAGTGCAAACGCACCCTGTAGTTTAAAGTCAAAGGCTATTTTCTTAATTACTTCGTGCAGGCTTTCATTTGAGTTAGCTCTATCCATAAAGTGCTGTAGCTTAACTCTAGCGTCTATATTTCTGTCTTCTTGATTTTCTATTACTAGGTTTTCAGCAGCTACCATCTCTGCTGTAGCATTAATAATCGCTGCCTGAGTAGATGAATTATAGTATAAATCAATTAAAAACTGAGGATATAAGTTTGCCCAATTTTCTGTTCCGTAACTTATCCAATCTTTACCTCTCTCTTCTACTACTTGTGGAGCAGTTTCAGTTTCTAAACAAATATTTATAATGTTATCTTTCATAGTTTATTTTTATTGTCCGTAGTATATGTAGTTAGTACCACTTGGTTCAGGATGTTGCGTATATTGAACTTGTGCAGTACCATCTTTGTCTGATACATACATTGTTCCTTTAGTACAAAGACCCATAACTACACCTACATCGTCAGCAGCTTCTAGGACTTGAGTTTCAGTTTTAGGAGCTTTATTTACTTCAACACTTACAGTACCATTCCAAGCTACTTCATAGACTTCGTAAGTATAACTCCCTGCCATTTTGAAGCTTGTTTCTCCAAGATAAACACTATTAGCATCTAAAGTAGCCTCATAACCAAATTGAATACCTGTATATCTGTCAGTTATACCTGTACTTAGGTTGTAAGCATATTGAACTGACTTATCCATTTCATTTGTAAACTTAAATAAATGTCTAATTTGTGATGTTGGTACAGGCTTTCCTATTAAGCTAACTGAAGCAGGAGCAGTATAATAATTGTATATTCTATTGTCCTCTGTAACGATATATCCATCTGTAGTTGAAAGTATTGGAGACTTGGTTTTAGCTTGTATCATATTATATAATGTAAAAACTCTGTATTTATTTGCTTATATAAAAAAAGAGTAGCCTAAGCTACCCTTTCTTATGATGAACGCTAGATAAATCTATATAAGGTCGAACCTTACCACCTTCATCAAGCTATAAATAAACTACCAAGTATATTAACTTGTAGTTGGGAATGTACCTGCTTCTCCAATAAATCCTGATTGGTCCCAAGGATTAGTTGTATAATCTTCTAACATAGCAAATGGTAACGGTTCCATTCCATCGAATGTAAGTGTATATCCATTTCTATCCCCAAATGCAGCACCCGTATCCATAGTACCTGCGTTAAGTTCTAACCCATTAGCCATTCCTAATGCAATAAATACATCGTGACCGTTTGCTAATTGTTGGTTAAGTTGAGCAAAAATTCTTACTTTTGTTGCTCCTAATAATTTAATTTCGTTTTGGTCTTCTTTTGTAAGTTTGTTCAATATGATATTTACAGTTGGAGTGTAGTAAATAGTTCCATTTTCTCTCGAGCCAACAATCGTATCTGTAATACTTGCAACACCAAGAGGCATTACGTATTCGTAGATTGTACTACCATCCCAATCAATCGCATCAATTTCTAACGGATTAGAACCATCATAAGTATAAGACACATCTTTGTCATATACTGAGAAAAATATCTTTTTTACTCCACCACTGATTCTATTACAGTCGAGACCTCTACCTTTTGTTAATGTTCCACAAGCCATATTTTTTTGTTTTTTAAGGTTAAGGAAGTAGAGGGTATTACCCCCCTACTTTCATTTAATTATTTATTACGAAGTTAAGACAACGTCAGCTCCAATACCTACTTGCGTACCTCCTGAATATCTTGCTACAACTCTCATATTATCTGAACCTGTAAAAGCCATATCGATTAAATCTATCCTCGTACTATCGCTTAGCAAATCAGTCCCAAAGAAAAGATTTGACCTTTCTGCTGCAACTAATACATCATCTTTCATTCCGTTACAAACTGCTAATTTGATTCCTTCAAATACTGCATCGTAGTCACCATTCATAGAGTAAGCGTTTACATATCCTAGCTCAGATATTTTTGAAATGTATAATCTGTAAGACTTAGGAGACATATATATATGTAAGTCTTCTTTAGTATATACTGCTGTTGGTATTGCTGCAACAGTTGCTGTAAGGTTTGTTATAATATTAGTTGTAGTAAATGCAGTACCTGCACCACCATCGTTAGCTACGTCAACTACAGTAGCATCTGTTACTAAATGTCCAACACCACCACCTACAAAACCTGTAAATTCTCCTGCTGTTGCATCGTTTCCTGTCCATATAGAAGCTTCTGTTCCGTTTGCAATTACCTCTCCTAAATAAGAAACTACATAGTCATCAAAAGATGCTGGAGGTGGAGCGCCTGCTCCTGCTCTCATTTGTGCAGCCTCCCAAGAATCTAGTAAAGTCTTTTTACAAAGGTCTGTATTGATTTGTAAATTTTTTGGAGTAAGAACTGCTTCTGTCATAGTTAATGTCCCTGCTTCAGTAAAATCACAAGATGCGTCTTTTATCATACTTGCTGCTGCCATCTTTTGAATGTTACTTTTATACTTGATATTTTCTATCATTGTCAAATACTCCATAGAGTTTGCTTGACGTAATGCAGCCGAGATGTAAAATCCTGCTGCTTTCCCTGCATAATTGCTAGTTGTTGCTAATGCCATTTTTTATTATTTTTATTTGTTAATATTTTTATTTATATAATTCGTATAAATACCTTTCTTGTTTTGTAAATTTAGATATTTCTCTTTTGCTTAAAGGTTTTCTATCTTCACTAAATTTGTTAGTGTTCAATGGAGCTTCAGCAGGACTTTCTGCTAACTCTGCCTTTAATTTTTCATTCTCAGCTTTTAATTCTTCTACTGAAAATTCAACTACTTCTGTAGTCTTAGTTGTTTTAGTTCTAGGATTTGTAGAAGGCTCTTTGATCTCTTCTGTCATTTCTTCTACCTCGTCATCGCCACCAACTTTAGCTTCTTTTAATTTAGCTACTGCGATTTCAAGATTTTCAATTCGCTTCTCCATACCTTTCCAATCAGCTACATCAGCTTCTTCATCATAATCATCTTTATCGTCTTCTTCAGCTAATTCAGATGCTTCTACTTCTTCTTCAGTAACTTCTTCTTCTGTTTCTGATTCGATAACTTCAGCTACGATACCTTCTTCTTCAACTCTGAAAGATACTCCTGTATCAGTCTTATAAGTTCCAACAGGTAAAAGTATTGTCGTTCCGTCTTCAGTCAAAACTGAGATGTCTACGCCTGCTTCAAGTTCTTCAGCTGTAGATACATAAATTGTACCATCTTCGCCTTTTGCTTGCCAAGCTAATTTAACTTCTTCGTCTTTATTTAGACCAAGAGCTACTAGTATTTGTTCTTTGATGTCCATAGGTTCTTTTTTTATATAATGTAATTAATTAATTTTTATTTGATTTTTAGATATTAAAGCTATCTATTTTGCTCAATATAGCCTTCATTTCTTTAATATTTACTTCTGCATCAGAACCTCTAGAATTAAATAAAGTTTCTGCCTCTTTTACTCCTAACTCTTTAGCTGCTTTTTTTCCTTTTATTGCTAATACTTCTACCTTATCCCAAGCATCAGCAGTTTTTAATACTTCACTTCTTAATTTAGAAGCAGCTTTACTTATGTTATTTTCTAATGATTCTGCTTTATTATATGCTTTTTCTATATCATCAGCTAAACCTAATTCAACCTTTTTAGATTTTAGTTCGGTTTTTTCTTTTATTATCTCGTTAAGAGCTGATAGTATTTCAGCATCTGTTGGTTCTTTCTTTTGCATTTGTTCAAATTTATTAGTAAAGTAGCCTTCTATACTTAGACCTTTTAATTCTCCTGCTTTTATCTTTTGCCAAAGGTCATCATTAGTTATTTTCATTTTTACAAACCAAGTACCATTAGGTAAATCAAATCCGTATAATTTAGACTTGTCTTGGTCTCCTTCCTTAATCCAAGATTCTACAGTCAATACTCCACTTACTCTTTCATTATGTTCGTGAGTAGCTTTGTGATGATTGTTATGCTTTAAATATAATTCAGAAGCCTTTCTAACTGTCTCACGACTAAAGTAAACATAGTAGTCTGAATCAGTATTAGGATCATATCTGAATATTTGTTTATTAGGAATCAACGCAGGACTTATTAGCATACGCTTTTCTTCATCTAC